TGGTAAGATCAAAATCCGGGACGAGAGCTTGGTCTTGGTCTAGATCATGTTTGTGGTTAGAGGCAGGATCATGGTCTAGATCGTGGTCACGCGCAAAAAGTGAGAGTAAAAAATGAATACTGCAATATTAGGAGTCTGGCTTAATTATTCTCTAAGACCAAGTCCGAGATTATTGTCGAGGTCAGGGTCGTGTTCAAGGTCGTGGTCAAGAGCAAGAACAAGTTCGTGGTCGTGGTGTAAGTCTGGAACAAGTTCATGGACATGGTCAACATCACAATCAAAAAGTAGGAGCACATGAATACTGCAATTATTGGAAGCTGGCTTCTTAACCCCTCGCAATCACAGTCAGGAACAAGATCTAGACCTAGGTCGTGGTCTCGAGCGTGGTCGAGGTCGTGGGCATTGTCAAGATCATGCTCATGGTCAGGATCTCAGATAGGATGGGCGTTTTCAATTGCACGCTCAAAAAGTCAGAGTAAAAAATGAATGCTGCAATGCTTGGAAGTTGGGTTAATTACCCTCCACATTCAAGGTCAGGGATTTGGGCAGGGACAAGGTCATGGTCAAGGTCAAATTCGTTGATATGTTCAAGATCATGGTCACGCGCAAAAAGTAGAAGCACATGAACGCTGCAATAATTGGACGTTGGCTTAATTGTCCCACGCAATCAAGGTCAGGGACAAGGATAGGGTCAAGATCTAGGTCAAGGTTATGTTCGGGATCATGGTCGCGGTCGTGGTCAAGGTCATGGTCATTGATATGTTCAAGATTAAGGACATGTTCTAGATCAAGGACATGTTCTAGATCAAGTTCATGTTCATGGACACGGTCAATGTCACAATCAAAAAGTGGGAGCACATGAACGCTGTAATGCTTGGAAGTTGGGTTAATTACCCCCCAAGGTCAGGGACATGGGCAGGGTCGTGTTCGCGGTCACGGTCACGATTAAGACCATGTTCACACTCGAAGAGTGGAAGTATGTGCTACACAAAAAGTGGACGTACGCAAGAAGAGAGATTGGAGAGCGGCTACAATCCAATTAATTTTTTTACGCAAGAAGAGAGATTGGAGAGCGGTTACAATCCAATTAATTTTTTTACGCAATCAAAAGTAAACTTAACTATAAGAATATTATGAAAACACTAATTTTACTAATTTCTCTACTAACATCCGGTTGCAATAATACCGCTAACATAGGAGTATTATGGACAACTTTACAAATTTATTAAAAGATTTAATGGCTGAAATTGAGACAAAGCCTACAAAAGAAAAGATTAGCTTATTAAACGAAGTAAAAAAACAATTACATGTAATATCCCCGTTTAACAAACAACCTATTGATTGTGTATTGTGGGTAGAAAATGATCAAGTGGGCGCTAACGACTATAATCCAAATAGTGTAGCCTCTCCAGAAATGCAATTACTCGAATGTTCGATTGATGAAGATGGATATACGCAACCAATAGTAACATGGTTTAACGAGGAGAGGTTTACAATTGTTGATGGATTTCACAGACATAGAGTAGGAAAAGAAACGAAAGACATACGGGAAAAATTGTTAGGCTATTTACCGGTAACAATTATAAATGACGAAAAAAGTGGCAAAGATGATCGCATCGCCTCAACCATCAGACATAACAGAGCGAGAGGGAAGCATTCAGTAGACGCGATGTCTGAAATTGTAGTAGAATTAAAAAAAAGAAATTGGACGAAAGAAAGAATTGCTAAACATTTAGGAATGGACCAAGATGAGATATTGAGATTAACGCAAATCTCTGGACTTGTGGAATTGTTTAAGGATTGTAATTTTTCTGAAAGCTGGGATATCGACTTAGAAGCAGACTTGTCAAACATAGAGCTTGAAGATTTGGAGGATTCTAATGAAGAAAAAAATGACTAGAATATACCACCCGTATTGGAAATGGGAAGAGGTTGAGAGTGGGTTTTATGGTCCCTCTCCTAAAGGTATGAATAAAAAAGACGGAGAATTAGCATATAAAAAGTTTTTTGAAACACCAGGATTGTTTGAAAGTGTATTATCAGATTTAATTATCAATTGGAAAAACTCATGTGAACATAATTTAACAAACGAAGCTTTAAATAGAGTGGCGTGGTTAGGACAAGCCGCTGTTTGTTATTCGTTAAAAGTTCCGGCAGATTGTAGAGCAGGATATAATTTAATAGACAAAAAAACTCAAGAAGTATGCGATAGTATAGCTACTAAATATTTGAACATCTGGCTAAAGGAGAATGAGTATGAGTAGGTTAAAAATATATAACGGAAAAGATGTAAATTCTTGCGCTGAAGATAGAGTTTCGTTTACTTTTGATAGTTTTGAAAAAATATACTTATCATTTAGTGCTGGGAAAGATAGTACCGTTATGATGCACTTAGTTTTAAAAGAAGCTAGAAAACGTAACCGAAAAATCGGAATACTTTTCATAGACCTAGAAGCTCAATATTCCGCAACAATAGACACTGCTATAAAAATGTTTAAAGAGTATAAAGATAATATTGATCTGTACTGGATATGCTTACCTATCAGCCTAAGAAATGCAGTATCTAACTTTGACCCGAAGTGGACATGCTGGGACCCGGATCTAAAAGATTTATGGGTTAGAGACCTTCCGAAGCACAGCGGAGTTGTATCGGACCCCACTCAATTCCCGTTCTTTCAGTCAGGATTTGAATTTGAGGAGTTTGTTCCAGAGTTTGCAAAATGGTACTCTCAAGGACAACCTACTGCTTGTTTTGTAGGAATTCGAGCGGACGAAAGTTTAAACCGATTCAGAACTATCGCATCAAAAACTAAAGTTAGATTTGAAAATAAAGTTTGGACTACTAAGATTGAGTTAGATGCGGATATTTATAATATATACCCTATATATGACTGGAGAACATCAGACATTTGGCACTACCATGCGCAAAATCCTGAAAGCATTTATAATCCTGTATATGAGTACATGTTTAAAGCAGGTCTAGCACCTTCACAAATGAGACTATGCCAACCGTACGGCGACGATCAAAGAAGAGGTTTAAGTTTGTTTCACGCGCTAGAGCCGCAAACATGGGCTAAAGTGGTTAAAAGAGTTAACGGTACTACTTATGGAGCTTTGTATATAGGAGAGACTGGGTCGATAAGTGGGTATAGTAAAATTACAAAGCCTGCTAACATAACATGGAAAAAATATTGCAGCATGCTATTGTCTAGTATGCCCAATCATGTTCGAGATCATTACATTGTAAAATTTAAGACTTTTATATCCTGGTGGAAAAAAAGAGGATATGATTTCATACCTGATGAAATTCCAACTATTTTAGAAGCAAAACGTTTAGCACCTTCCTATAGAAGACTTTGTAAAACATTATTGAGGAATGACTATTTCTGCAAAGGACTTTGTTTTTCTCAACCGAAGAGTGAGGCTTACGGAAAGTATTTACAATTGAAAGCCAGAAAAAATAAGCTCAAAGCTCAAATGACTTAAAAAAGGAAACTTATGACATGGTTAATAATACTACTAGTAATAGTTCTTTTTTACAGACTTTATCAAATTGTAAAGGTTACAAAAGCTCCGAGAATCACGTGCAAACTTCACACATGGTTAGAATGCACATCCGTCAACATGGAAACTAAGGAAGTTTTACCATTTTTGGTCTGCAACACTTGTGGTATGGTCCCTGGTGACATTGATAATCCCCAGTTTTTAGATGAAATACAGTAATTATTACATACAAGGTTGTAATATGATAAAAATGATATATAACCAATTCATACGAATTACCGTATAAAAAAGTTTGGAGCAATTATGAAAAACACTCTATCAGTTCTAGCATTTACAATCGCAATCAGCTACTTATTTACTCTTTTTGCAAGTGGCTACACTACGACAAGCAAAGGCATTAAAGAGTATTCTTGTCTCACATACAAGCAGCCGCTTGATTGTGTAAAATAAAAAAGGTGAAACGTGGAAGAAATTAAATTGCACTGTAGATTTTGTGAAGAAATTATTGAGGTGGAGGTGCCCTTCCTCCTCAATTCAGAAAGGATTTGTTGTCCGCACTGCAATAAAGCATTTGATAGTGACAAATACAAAGAAGCATTTTTAAAGCAGAGAGGAGACCATGAAGACACTAACTATTAATCTATTTATCGCGCTTTTATCTTTACTATTCCCTTTTATGATGCTATACTTTTGCTGTACAATTATTTATCTTTTTAACTAAATCCAGGAGCTACGATGAAGTTTGACGTTTTTTCAAATAAATTCTCGCAAGATGTTTTTTTACAAAAATACTCTATGGATGGTAGGGAAACGTGGGCAGACACATGTAAACGTGTAGTGACATCAGTTTGCGGACAATTGATTGATGGAAAATCTCAAGATAAGATATATAAACTAATGTTAGATCGTAAATTTATTCCGGGCGGCAGATACTTATATTCTGCCGGTAGACCTTTTCATCAGGTAAATAACTGTTTTTTATTCCGCGCCGAAGATTCACGCGAAGGCTGGGCGGATGCGACATATAAAGCAACATCCGCGCTGATGACCGGCGGCGGTATCGGATTCGACTACTCAAACTTACGAGAAGCCGGCGCGCTAATCAAACGTACCGGCGGCATGTCAACCGGACCGCTAAGCCTTCTCTCAATTATCAACGAAACCGGAAGATACGTCATGCAAGGCGGTCAGCGTAGGTCTGCAATTTACGGCTCACTGAATTGGAAACATGCTGATGTTTTCGCGTTTATGAATTGCAAAAACCACAGTGAAGAATTAAAAGCTGCAAAATCTAAAGATTTTAGCTTCCCTCTACCTTATGAACTAACCAATATCTCAGTAAATTACGATACGGAATTTTTCATAGCAATCGAGGATGAGGCGCACCCTTTGCACGGGCAAGCGTTAGCCGTTTTCACTTACAATTGCAGACAAGCTTTTTCAACCGCAGAGCCTGGGTTTAGTTTTAATTATTTAAAAGACAACGAAACGCTCAGGAACGCTTGTTGTGAGGTGGTTAGTGAGGACGATAGCGATAAGTGTAATTTAGGGACGCTATGGATTAATCGATTTAAAGATAGAAAAGAATTTTCTGAAGGTGTAAAATATTCAACTCTATTCTTACTTTGCGGAGCAATCTACTCCGATGTTCCTAATTCTAAAATAAAAGAAGTGGGCGACAAAAATAATAGAATCGGTCTAGGACTCGGCGGCATCCATGAATGGCTACTTCTCAATGGTGGCGTGTACTCCTGTACTCCAGAGCTTCATAAGTGGTTGCGTGTTTACGAGCAAGAATCGGATTCTGCAGCTTTTATTTATGCAAAACAATTAGGAGTGGCAATTCCAAAAGGCAAACGTGCAATCGCTCCAACTGGGACGATTGGGATTATCGCGGAAACCACTACAGGAATTGAGCCGTTATTTTGTAAAGCGTATAAACGACGATACTTCAAAGACAACAAGTGGGTGCACCAATTTGTTGTTGACGGAGCGGTTAAAAGATTACTTGATCAAGGTGTTAAGGTTGAAGAGATACAAGATTCTTACGATCTTTCATTTCAGGAACGAGTAAAGTTTCAAGCAGACATTCAAAACTATGTAGATATGGCTATCTCCTCAACATGCAACATGTCAGCCTGGGGGAGTGAAGATAATAACGAAAAAACGCTAGAAAAAAACATGAAAATATTATTAAAATATGCTAAACGATTGCGCGGCTTTACGGTTTATCCAGATGGTTGTAGAAATGGACAACCGCTCACTAGAGTATCATTGGAGGAAGCGTTAAAAAATGAAGGCACAGTTTTTGAAGAACAAGAACGAGAATGTTTGAACGGAGTTTGCGGTTTATAGTTGCAAAAAAAACAAAACAATGATATAATATAATAGAGGTGAAGTCTCTCCCTTCACCTCGTTTTAAGGAGATGCATGAACTATCACAATAAGTATTTTTCTACTATGAACATTATCCATACGAAAGGAATTCGTACTGGGCTAATCATAAAATATGCTTTAATTACATTTTATCTTTTTGGGAAGATACTCGATTTCAAAATACCAATGTATCCTGTAGGATACGATAGAAAACATGCTTTATATATAAGAGAGATGGATAACTTGTGGGAAAATGATGAAGAAAATTGGAAGATGTTATGAGACAAAAAATTGATGAAATACTAAAATCAGATATTATAGCGCTGGATACTGAGACCACTGGGTTAAATGTTAGAAAAGACAAAGTGATAGGTGTTGGAGTAGCATCCGACGCGCATTCTCTATACATCCCACTACTAGTGTGGGAGGGAACAGAATTACAACCAACTCAATATTTAGAGGATGCAAACTACTTACTGCAACAATTAAAAAATAAAAAACTAGTATTGCATAATGCAGCGTATGATTTACGAATAATCAAGCATGATTTAGGAATAGATTTATTATCAGCGCTGCACTGTGACACCATTTTACTCAAACACACATTAGAGGAAACCCCTCCATTTTCATTAAAAGATATAGCCGTAAAAAACGCTAAAGCGCTGGGCTATGATAGAGATCCTACTGAAGAGTCTAAAGAGCTGAAGGCTTCGATTGAGGCTAACGGTGGAAAATCTACTAAAGATTGTTATGAGCTTTATAAAGCTGATGTTAATGTTATTGCACGATATTGCGAGCAGGATTGTAAATTGACGTTAGCAGTTTACAATTATTACAGTAAAAAATTGATTGACGAAGGTTTAGTTGATTTCTACTATAAAGATGAAGTACTACCGCTTTATAAGTTTGTCTCAATCCCGATGATGGAGCGAGGGATAAAACTTGACATGCCTAAAATTAATCGTGCGAAAGAAGAAATTTCATTTGATCTAATACGATTAGAGAAAGAGGTTCAAGACGGAATTAAGACTTATAGTTCAGACTTTAAAGCATGGTTTTTTGAAAATGAATATCCGGTAAAAACGAACGGGAACTTCGCTCAAGCGGTTGCAAACTACTATGAGTTAGAGTTGCCAGTAACAAAAACCGGAAAATTGAGTGTGGCGCGTGGCGCGGTGGAGTCACTGCCGGAATCTGACGGTAAGTCATTTCTACTCGGACATATGCAGCTTCCTGCTGATATTATAGAAGAATTGCAAATGAAAATGCACGGTGAGACGGTAGGAGAATACTTTATTAATATTAACTCTAAAGACCATCTTAAGCGTATTATTTTTAGCTTCTTAGGAGAAAAACCTGAACGCCATACCGAGAAGGGCGCTTACCAATTAGATGATAGCTACTTACAATCAATATCACACAAATACAGCTTTATCCCACCTCTTTTAGTTTACAATAAACTAAATAAAATAAAAGCGACGTATATCGAAAGATTTTTAAAAGAGTCAGAAAACGGCATATTCTATCCTCAATTTAATCAACATAGAACTATTTCAGGTCGTTTTGGAAGTGACATTCAGCAGCTTCCGCGCAACAAAGATTCAGGAGATGAGTTAGTGTTGAAATACACTAATATCATCCGATCATTTTTTATCGCAAGACCGTATCACTTATTTGTAGATTCAGATTATGAAAGTTTAGAGCCGCATATTTTTGCATCTGTGTCAGGCGACAAAGGGCTACAAGACATATTTAACAACAACATGGATTTCTACTCAACTATTGCAATCATGACTGAAAAACTTACTAACGTATCAGCAGATAAGTCATCTGATAATTATCTAGGAAAAGTAGACAAAGAAGCGAGACAGCGTGCCAAAGCTTATTGTCTCGGAATTCCATACGGCATGGAGTCGTTTAAGTTGAGTAAAGATCTGGACATTGATCAGCGCGAAGCTCAATCACTGATCGACCAATATATGAAAGCTTTTCCTCAACTAAAACAATGGATGGACCGCACGGATTTGGCGGTTAAATCTGTAGGATATGTTACATCTTTAGTAGGGCGAAAGCGTAGAATGCCGGAAGCAGTTAGTATATTTAACAAACACGGTGATAGTATTTTGGATTCTCTCCAGCTATGGAAAGATTATCACGAACAAGGTGCGCTTTATGAAGATATGAAGGAAAAACGATGGAAACTAAAAAATTGCATCAACAATGGGAGAAATTTTCAAATCCAATCTTTAGCCGCTTCGGTGGTTAACCGATCTTCTATTGCAATTAATCTTGAATTAGCCGCTAAAAATATTAAAGCATTTATAGTTTGCTCGGTCCATGATCAGACGATTGTTGAGTGTAGGGTAGAAGATAAAGAAGCGGTGGCAGAAATTGTTCAAAGAAATATGGAAAATATTATAAAACTACCTGTAAAACTAAAAGCGCCACCGTCTTTTGGTAAAAATTTTGCAGACTCACATTAAAAAAAGGAAACAATGTTAATCACAATAAGCGCTAAATCTTTAGTTGATATTAAAAAATTCTCGGAAGAATGCGTAGGTACAAATAAATACTATTCTAGTCGCGGTCAAAGCAATGTGGCAAAAATTACATCAGATATTTTTACTGGAAAATGCGGAGAATTTGCAGCTTATCAACTACTATTATCTAAGTTTGAGGATGCCACACCTCCAGATTTAGAGATTTATATCGGTAGACGAAAATCTCATTCGGCAGATCTAACCGCCGGCGGATTTAAGTTTAGCGTCAAAACTCAATCAATGGATTCGATTAGAAAGTATGGAATGAGTTGGTTGATGGAAAAAACTTCTCTCTCAAAATTCGATGGTCATCACGTTATTCTTTGTCTAGAGCTTGAGCCCGGAATTATCTTGATACAAAATATCGTTGAATTTGGAGCTATGCTCGCGGTACAAGCGGAGCCCAGGCTAAAACATTTAAAGTCAAAATGTGCATTTTATTATGACGATATATTGTTGGGGGTATTGAGTGATTTCAAAAAATGAAATACTAATGGGACGAGAAAAAGTTGACCCATTGAGTGAAGAGCAGGAAGCCAATTTGCAAAAATTATTAATCGCGGTTAATAAGCTGAGAGCGCTGTACGGCAAACCAATGTACGTAACTTCTGGATATCGTCCTGCTTCAGTAAATGCGAAAATTGGTGGCGGAAAAAAGTCTGCTCATCTTACTCTAGAAGCTTGTGATTTTGCTGACAAAGATAGATCCTTGACAAATTTCTGCACCGATGATATACTAGAGGAGTGCGGATTATGGGCAGAAGATTTTCGGATTGCTACAACTTGGTTACATGTTCAAATTAGAGAGCCAAAAAGTAGAGTCAGCGGTCGTACTAGAGTTTTCATACCTTAAAGGGGTTTTTATCAAGTATTTTATAGCTTTTCGTAAAACTTTACACCGTCTTTATGTTGACATGTGTTTTAGTTACAAATTCGGATATAAACGCAATAAATTTCTAAAGCAGCTTTCAGCAAATTTAATAAATAAAAAGGTTAAAAAATGAAATCATTTCTAACAGGAGTCAGCGCTACTATTATCGCCGCGGTTGGGTTGTTTTTTCTATTGTTTAAAAAAAGAAGCACGACGTTCCCTTCATCAACCCCTGAGATGAAAAAAGCGGATGATAAAGCTAACGTATTAAAGGCGGAGATTAGTGACTTGGAAAAGCAGTTTGAAAAGTTGGTAATTGAGGAGAGGTCGCTGGATTCCGAGCTCGATTATTGGAATAAGGAGAAAAAATGAAATATTTACTAATTGTACTACTTATAATGCAAACATCCCACGCAGACATGACATCGCTTAAAAAAGGGGATTCAGCACCGTTTGATGGAATTATCTCGGACGCTGCACAAATGAAAGAGTTCCGCCAGATTAACGAAGAAAAAAAATTGCTTGAGCTGCAAAATCTAAAACTAAAAGACTTGGCAGCGGTGCAAGATGAGAGAGTTGAGCTGTATAAGCGCCAAGCCTCTTCCCTCAATGATGAAATCGGTAAAGCTGAATCCAGATCTTTCTGGAAGTCTATCGGATATTTTACACTAGGCGTATTGGTTACCGGTTTAGCGGCTAAAGTAGCAATTGAGTCTACACGATGAATTCAACTATATTTGTATGTGTTGGAGCCGACGCTGTATATGATGATAAAGTAAAAGATTATTTTTATTGCGGTTGTGAGAAATGTTCAAAAAAACACAAATTAGATAGTAAAGCTCGTAAACCAAAAGAACCAAAAGAAGAAAAGGAAGTACAATGAAAATAATTCTACTAACGCTAATATTGAGTGGGTGCGCGATTCTCTCTCCTCAGCCTGAAATTCCAAGGCGTGAACGTGATCGCGAAGCTATGATTGATTGCGCTAAACGTTTGTATGATGCAGGTATGACGGAAGAAGGTGTTAGACGTATTTGTAACGATGCCCTTGGAAAAATTCAACAATGATCTAGTTATTTTTTGCGTGACATTATTGCGGATTTAAGTTTGTCCGTCATACTACTCTTTATCTACCTCAAGCTTACCTTCGCTAGCAGTCATACGTCTGCCGAGGTATGCAAAAAGACAACCAAAAAATAAATAGTTTGCAGCGGTGAGATCTACATTACCTAAAAAATTTCCAACTTTACCTAGTTGACCGAAAAAAGCAGTATTGAATGATATAAATGCAAAGGTGCCGGTTATTGAGGGGGCGCCATTAACTCGAATCATCGGAATTGGTATTCCGTTTTCATTCATCTTTTTTATAAATTGTTTAATCTTATCTAACACTACATTCCTTTAAAATATTTCACCAATACCAAAGCACAAGTCACAACAGAAGCTACGGTAGCGGCAATTTTCATGATTTCAGAAAAAGACATCGGGCGAGAGATAGCGTTAACGGCTCGTTCAATTCCATCGATCTCATGCTCCAATACATTATATCTTTTCTCAATATCAACTTCTAAAAGATCAGTTCTCTTGATGTGATATTTAATATCCGATTCCATTCGGATTTGAGATTCTTTTATTTCTTGTAATGATTTATAAAATGGGTCCACATAGCCACCAGTTAACATCCTTTACTAAAAAATTTAATTGTAGCGGTAGGCGTTCCAGTGCTTACTATCAGAATTACTCTAAAGTAGCGGTAAAATACATCGGTTTGTAGAAATAAAAGCGACCCTGCCACTGTAAAGTTTTGAGATGAAGCCGCAACGTCAACAAACGTAACACCGTCAATAGATGCCTGTAGTTTAGAAGAGCCAGTACCTGCGCCAACAGTAGTTACTACTACTGAATATCCAAACTGCAAGGAAAGGTCCACCGCTGCGGTGGTGTAAGTTGTAGCTATGGTAGCTTGATTAAAAAGAATGTCTGTTGCAAATTTTATAATAATCTCCTTGACTCTTCACGCTTAGATTTAATTTCTTTAGGAATTTCTATCCCTGAATCCATAAAACGAATCACCATCCAATCTGTTGAGGAAAGAAGCTTCCGCGCTGCGCTCTTTGCCTCCTCAATCATCACTTCATGGGATATATCTACAATCTCGGAAGTAAATTCTGCAGGAATAGTTTTAAGTAAAACTTTTTCATTTTCATCAAACTGTTGATTACCTTCTTTATCTA